TCGTTAGGGTTTTGCCCGATTGCAAGTGTTGCAACACCATCTCTGTTTGTGACATAGAGTTTTCCTCTCTTCCATTTCATTGAGCATTGAAAGCACTTCCAGCGTTGTCTCAAGCCATCTTTGCTTTTGATATAAGTGCCACGTTGTACCGGCCTGCGGCTTTGACAATTTGTGCACCATCTGAAACCGTCGATGCTGTTGACTTCTTCAACCATTTTCTGTATTCCTTAATCGTTTTCTTTACGTTTGTTTTTGCAGCATTGGTAGGCACAAATTTGCAGTTCTGATCTGCTATGTATTTGTTGCGTGACCGCAGGTATTCCTTAGCTTCATGCAGTTTCATGGCTTCCCCTTTGTTGACATTGAAAATGCCAGTGCAATTAACGCAATGACTCCAGCGATAACCCCGATGATTTCTGCAAAAACTATGTCTGTGAATGTGTGATACATGAATGACATGCTGCTGACGTACAGGCACATGCAAGCAGTCCTGTCGTAATCACTCAGATTTTTCATCTATCCTCCTGAGAATGTTGGAAACCTGGGATGTATGCCATGACCCACCACGCGGCGTCGGTATCTGCAACCTAGCCAACTCATCGGCAATCTGCCTGGTGCTGGTCAAACCTCTTGCCTGAATTTCGCGGATAGTCGGTATAATTTTCTCAGCATACAACTGTGCTTCTGCCCTGCGCTTGGCGCCAGTGACACTGCCACCGCGCTCCGGTGTCGGGCTACCCATCTTTGTGCCGCGCTCTTTAGCTGCTGACAGTGCTGCCTTTGTCCGGCGGCTAATCTCTTCGCGCTCATGCTGTGCGACCACGGCGCGGATGCCGAACTCTAGGCTGCTACAGTTAGGCATGTCGGCGGCGAGGATCTCGACACCAGACTTGCGAAGGGTAAGCAGGAAGGCTGCATCTCTGGATAGCCGGTCAATCTTGGCAATCAGCAGGCCGTGGCCGAACTCACGGCAGGTCTTGATGGCTTCGAGCAACTGCGGGCGGTGGTCATCCTTGCCGGATTCCACCTCGGTGAACTCACCAAAGATCTTGTCTGCCCACGGTTCCACAGCTTTACGCTGCGCTTCCAGGCCAAGACCTGACTGCCCCTGCTTGTCAGTGCTGACTCGATAGTATGCTATATACCTCATCTATATCTCCTGTATCTCGGATTGCGTATAGCAATGTGCTATACTTCTGACAGTGTAATCCAGCAAAAAAGGAGATGTCAAGTGCCTGCAAACAAACCTTTCATGATCCGTCTGCGGCCTGAGACTAGGGCGCTGCTTGACATGGCGGCAACAGCGCAGCGTCGCAGCAGGGCAAGCATCGTCGATGAGGCCATCAAGGTGTTTCTTGAAGGCAGGAATCGTGACTTAAATCATAGACTTGCGGCACTTTTGGAGGCGCCGAAATGAGTGGCAGAATGGCTAGGAACAAGGGTGCTGCGGGTGAGCGTGAACTGGCGCAGATACTGACCGACCATCTGGGTGTCAAGATTCAGCGCAAGCTAGGGCAGGCCAGGGATGGCGGAGATGACATCCAGATCGGCAAGTATCGCATCGAGGTCAAGCGCCGCGAGACACTGAGCATTGACGCATGGTGCAAACAGGTGGAAGATGCTGCATCACACGACGACATTCCGGTGCTGGCATACCGTCGCAACGGTCAGCCGTGGCGCGTGGTGGTGCCGCTGGAATGGTTTATTAAACAGGTGCGCGAGGATATGGATGGCTGATCTTGTTGATGACGCGAATGACCGCGAAGAAACCAGAATGGAAGTCATAATTAAAGAGGCGCGGAAGAAGGCACAGCAAATCCCTAAAGGTGAACCTGGAGAGTGTGACCTGTGCGGGGAATGGTCCGGCAGATTGGTCACTGGCATCTGTGCGCCATGCCGTGACAAATACCGGATCAAATGAGTTCCTGGCTAGTCATCCTTACCGGCCTGATCTACGCATACATCGCGGCAGAGCAGGTGGCAAAGGGTAATTCCCCCATGTCAATCGTCTATGCCGGTTACGCATTCTCTAACATCGGTCTATGGCTGTCAGTTAAGTGACTTGCCCTGTCTGCGGACAGGCGCATCCAGATGAGCGCACTGTAAAATTAATTGACGGCACTGAAGTCAGCAATTACAGTGAGCAGTGGAGGCTGCACTGCGAAGCTATTTGGGTGCTGGATAATCTGCCTGACAAAGCCAATCGCAAGCGCAAAAAGCCTATCCCAAGTAAGCTGGAATATCTCAACAATGTCAGGGATTCCCGTGGCGCAAAAGGCTACGAGATCCTGCGAAAGGAAATGCTGTGGATACACAACTGGAGGCGTGGCAAAGCCACCCGATGATGGACACTCTGCTGCCAAAGACTGTCAAGGTAAAGGCTGGCAGGCTGGTCAAGTTCGGTACTCATACCGATTACTCATTCGAGGAAAAGAAGATACAGCAGAAGCCGCAGGCAATACCCGATATCAGCCTGCTTAACGAGAAGCTAGACGATACCAGGCTGTGCATAGAGGCGGTGCGTCGCAGAATCATGCGCCTTAACGTCATCAAGCGCAGAGTAAAGGCTGGTCTGATGAAGATTGACTTTGATCTACCTGCAAAGCTGAAGGAATTAGAGAGAGCATTAAATCGGCACATCTCCATGCGCCGCAGAATTGCAGCGAAGATATCCAAGATTGTCAGGTCGTGATGGAATTCAAGATACCCAAAAAGCACCGAGTCAAACAAAAGGATGCGGTTGACCGTCGGCAGTTTATTATCCTGCCAATCAGGGCGGCATCTGATAAACGACTGACGGCTTCGCAGTGGCGTATCCTGGCCGCGCTGTGTTCATTCATTCATAAGAATGGCGTCACCTGGGTCAGCCTGACTACCATCGGCAGGATGGTCAACGTCAGCGAGCAGCGTGCCAGCGTGGTCATGCGTAAGCTAAAGCAATACGGCTACTTCGAGGTGATAGGCAAGCGCAGGCCAGGCATCAGAGGTGATATCAGGCGTGTCATATTCGATGCCAATCTATCAGCCGAGGATGCCATCTCCATCAGTGGCGAATCTGTACCGAATCTGGATGACCCCATGATCTGGGTGCCTGATGATAGCGACGAGAATACTACCGCGCCCCAAAATTAGCTGGCATTAGAATTCCCCCAGGATTCCTACGGTCTTTTGTCATTGTCTGGCATTGACAGCCGATAAAACTTCGCCGCGCCCCACAATTAGGAACGATCATACCCATTGCTGCGACGCAATAACGCATCGGCGGACATCGGGCGGACATCGGCACGGCATGAGCATACCGGCGCCAGCAATGCGATCGCATTACAGCCTACCGCATACCCTGAGCATACCGGCACGGCATGAAGCCGATCAGGATGCGCTAGGATGCGCCACAGCGCTACGCTGCTAGCCTGTCAATGGTCTGGTATCACTCTGGCATGTCGCCACCTTAGAATCGCATTAAAAGAAAAGGGCGCATGGTCGCGCCCTTGTTGGTCTTAGCCTTTGGTCAGAAGTTTATCGTGTAGCCTTGAGATTGTATAAATTCGATAGCGTCTTGTTCTAACTCATCGATATCGGCGCATGATTCGCTACCGTCGCCGGTATCAATCCATCCCAGAGATTCGGCAAAGACGAGAGTATCTCCGAAACTTTCGTATTGATATTGCATATTCCATCCCTCCGTTAAAAAGCAAATTCCAGAATTATGATTGCCAATAGCAGACCGCACGCCATGCCGGTCAACGTCCACAGAATGTTATCCATGCGCTACCCCGCTTTTTGTGAAGTCTGTTTTGTAAATTCCGCAATACCACACGCCCGCGTCATTTTTGCTTTGGTTAAATTTCATGGCTGGTTGCCTCCTCTGCCTGGAGTTTTGCGGCCACTTTCAAATAGCAAACACGTCCGGCAGGCGACAAAAAATCGCCGCGATCCTTGAACGGTTGCGACGGAACGCCGACAGGGTGGTTATCCCATTCCTTGAGCGGTATTGTGTTCAGGTGTTCATCGCCAGAGGCCAGAGCAGCAGAAACGCGCTTAATAA